CCAGCCGTAACCGCTGGATTTGTCGTATTCATCACATCAGCAGCAGCAGCAGTAGCAAACACAACAGCAGACCCAGACAGGTTAATTGCCGCGTCTGAGTTGCTGCTTTCAGTGACAGTACGGCTAAGAGTGGTTCCAGACGCTGTATAGGTGCCTGTACCAATCTCCCAAGCCGTGCCGTCCTCAATGACGTAACGCACGGTCTCCCCGTCAGCCACGCCAGCATCAGCAAATGACTGATAGCCGCTTTCAGCGGAGCCAAGCGTGATGGTCCCTGTGCCAGTGGTGGCAGTAGACATCTTGGCGCGGTTGACGAGTTTGACCATGAGAGAACCTCAAATTAGGCAGGGTCTGGGATGCCGATTGTAAACGATCCGAGGGTGAACGTGTTGCCTGAACTGACACCCTGTGAAGCTGTCAAAGCGCCGGTGGCGAGTAGACGGCTATTCACTGTATCCACGATGGCGTAGTGCGTTGCGGTTCCGGTGCCTGTAACCGAGCCGTCTGTAATCGCAGCTACAGTCACTTCCCGACCGCCGCCAGACCGGTCTGCTGGCGCTCCAACAGACAGGGAAGTGCTATTTCCCAGTGTGTGGGTTGAAGTAGCACCGGCGTAATCGACCGCCTCCTGCGAGGTAATGTGGATTGCATTTGCTTCGGTATCCAACACGGTGAGGCCGTTGTCGAAAACCCGATCTCCGAGGAAAGCCATATCTAACTCCTGCTGCTATGGTTTCAGGCCAGTGGCCTCATCGCCACCGTAAGGTTTGATCGTCTTGTGTCGCGCCCCTTGGCATCGTCCACACATTTCCAGAACTTCGCGTTGTAGTAAGTAGACCGCTCTGCATCACTCCACTCTTTGTGGGGGGTAGCCATTAGAGTGGCCAGAGCGCCATAAGTGACAGTCTGCTGGTGGTCTTCGTAGATGAAGTCCGGAACACCGGATGCACTCGCACTTGGTGTCAAGACCATCGTGCCTTGGAACGTGTATTCTGCGTCCGGTGTTGGGAAAAACTTAACTGTCTCATCCCCATAGACCGAAAAACGCAGAGGTTTTCCGTGTGGGTAGTCTGGTGACTCCGTGTGGTACAGGTCAGCTACTCGGTGGAGTTTAGCGCCGTCCAAGTAAAGCGCCGGTATATTTTCCAAACGCGACTGCCCGAACGTGGAGACCTTATACTCGCCAATCCCGGCTTCAGTCACTTCTGGACCTAGTACATCCCGCCAGATTTCAGCACGTTTGCACAGGTTCTCCGCAGCCGTCTGAAGGTGATAGTTTATCGTCACCTCCGGACAACCGGGAACGTGCGGCTGCACGTGCGGGTAAAAGGTTCTCCACGGCTCAGCCATCTTAGACGCCGCTCACCGAACTCGCGTCAACCGGATTGCTGGCTGAGTCAACCTGCGCTTTCACCCCGAGTGCGGAGTTAAACGCTTGGTACGCGGCAGTAGCGCGAGCCTCGTTAGCGCCGTACTCGGCGTCCTTGGAGTACGCACGGTACAGAACCCAGTCGATGATCGGAGACATGTAGATGTCGTCAAGCAAAATGACATCGGCCTGAGAGCCGCTAGGGTCCAGCTGGGACTCAGTGAGTGAGTGGATACCGGGCGTGTCCGCAAACACAACTTCGAGTTCTGTAGTCGCCAGAGCGGGCGGATACACAAAAAACTCTTTCGGTTGTCGGGCGTCGAACATCCAGTGCTGGATGTCTACTGTTCCGGTTTCCGAGTGCCATGCGGGTCGCTGGTCGTCTAGGACGCTACGCTGGATGAGGCGCACAGCTTGTTTGTTAGAGCCTGCGGCCAAGTTTCGAGTGACGTCTAAAAGGCGCAACGCCGACGGGTGCTGGGCAGTAAGAACCTGCCGGGTACCTGCCGCACAAGTAAAACTTTCAGCCTTCGCCGTGGCGTCCGGGCGGACGAGAGTGATGGCGTGATACGCTTCGTTGAGCCAGTTCTGAAGTTCAATCCGGGGCCAACGCACGTTGCTGTCCTGAAGGACGTCTTCAACGCGGCGGATAATGTCAATGACGCGGACAACAGACATTTCACGTCCCTCTATTATGCGTCAGAAGCAGGCGCTTTTGCCTTTTTCTGTTTGGTGGAGCTTTGCTCGTTGAGCGCGGCTGCAATCTGTTCGCCTTCTTCGGTCAGCTGCATCTCCGCCTCACCCATGCGAGCGATGATGACGAGCTTGCCGTCGATGCGGGCTGTGGCTCGGTTACAGGCGATCTCAGCCTGCGTAAGTTCGATAAGTTTCCACGGGTCCATGGATGTATCCTCTGTGTGGTTAAGGGGGCCGTAGCCCCCTTTAGTTCAGGCTTATGTTGCCGAGCCGACCAGAGTAGTCACCATGGCTTCCGGCTTCAGAACCTTGCGACCGTAGACAGCCAGACCGCGAACGATGTCACCGAAGTCTGTCTGGTTGCGGAGGGGTTCTGTCTTGCTGATCTGCGAAGCAAACGAGCAAGCGTGCTTGGTGCCAGCAACCATCACGCGGCGGGCCTTTGCGTTGGTTACCGCGCCACCAGTGGACGTCGCGGACAGGCCCGGAACCAGAGCCTTACCGGCTTCACCGCGTGGCAGCAGGTTCGACACGTAGACCGAGAAACGGTCCAGCATACCGATCTTGCCGGTGCGGATAGTCGAAGACGCATCACCAGTGAAGTACGCTTGCGCGATGTCCGTCTGCATCAGCAGCTGACGGTCGTATGGGGTGATAATCAGCCAGCGGCCATCTTCCGGCACGTTCTGTTCGTCGAGCGCCGCAGACATGCGGAGGATCGCGTCGAGAACATTTTTCGGAGTCGCTTGGTCAATCGGGGCTACATCCGTACCGAGGTTGTAGTTAGCCGACAGGGCACCTGCGGTGGCACCGGCGTTCGCAGCCGCAGCACCTTCCGTCACGAACCACTGGAAGAACACTTCGTTTTCGATGGCGATCTTCAGCTGCTTCGCTGCGTCATCGGTAAACATGTTCATCAAGTCCATGTCGGCCTGATGTGCGAGCACATCGTTGACCTGCACGCTGAAATACTTGCCCTTGTTGATCTGCATGTCGGTGTAGATCGGGGCCGGTACTTCACTCGTCAGGCTGGAACCAGCGCCGCCGTAATCACGGATGGTGATCGACGGTGCGGTGCGGATGCGGATCGTATCGCCTTGGTTCTTGATCTCGCCTTCCCAGTCGGTGTTGGCGATCTCAGTCATCATGGTGCTCACGTAGAACTTCGCGTTCAGCTTGTTCGACCAGAGTTGCGGGATAAAACCGCCGGAGTATTCGGGGCTGGTGGTAAAATCACCAGTGGTGGGAAAAACAGCCATTTTGGCCTCCTACATAGTTGGGTCCAACGACTGCTTACGTGTTAGCACTTATGCTCGCACGCGACCTTCGAGGTACGCAGTCGTCAATTCAGCTTCAAGTTTGGCCGCCTCGTCCACTTTTCCTCGCGTGTTCAAAACCCTGATCTTGTCCCAAGCTGCCTTCACTTCACCGGCAGAATAAATCTTGGAGTCTCGACCTGCGCTTTGAGTCCGCGATGAATTGGCGGAACGGTTCGGCGCAACCTGCTTTTCGAGTTCAGACTGGCGTTTCGTGCTCTCAGACTTCGGTGTATCGGCAATGGTCTGCTTGAACAGGCTCACATAGTGAGCCACGGCTTCCGCATCACCGGCGTTGTATGCCTGTGCAGCTTGAACCCTGCGCGGCCCCCGCAAAATTGGATCATGCTCGTCGAGCCATGCGATCCACCGGGGGTCGTTATCGACTTGCTCAAAGTCAGGAACTAGGTGCGCTAGTTTCTGAGCAAACGTCATGTGGCCGATTTTTCCGTCAGTCTCCCCGAGGCGCTTTTTCAAGTCCTCGATGACAGCTTCCTGCGCTTGCAGGCGTTTGTCATACTCGCGGGCAACTTCCTTAGCCACACGGCGCTGAACGTCGATGAGTTCTTCGCCAAATTCTTCCCGATCAGCATCGGTTACATAACTGACTTCCTCCTCCACCTTCGTCGAAGTCTCTTGCTTACTCAGCTCGACGAGCTTGGTGCTCAATTCGTCCAGCTTTTCAGTCAGTTCCTTGACTCGATGGTGCAAGCGCGGAACCTCAGCGTCGTACTTTCCCTGCAAGGTCCGGTACTTGTGCTCAAAAGTCTCCTCTACATCTGGAGCAGACGTGCCAGCTGGCTTAACTTCAACGGGTTTAGTCGCTTTTTCAGTCGTAGCCTCTTGCTTTTCGGTCTCGGTATCCGGCTCGTCAGAGGCAACAACCTCCTTGAGCGGGGTCTTCATCCGCTTTTCAAGTTCTTCGACTTCATCAAGCTGTGCTTGAACCTGTTTCGGCAACGCCATTTTTATCTCCTCAAAGCACCAACTCTGTTGTGCAGCGCGGGTCGTATGCTGCTCCCATCATGGTGTGCTTCTCGTATGCGCTCACGCGCGGTTTAGTACCTTGGGCGAATCCTCGACTGCCCTCAGCAAATCTTCAAATGCTTCCACTCGGCCCTGCAAGCGGTGGATCGTCACCATGTCGCCTGCTTTCACCAGTTTTCGCTGCTCAACACCGCTTCCAGCTCCGGCTCCCTGAGTCTGCTCAGGGCTTGAACCGACTGTCTGTCGGCGGTGTTAAGGTCAATCATGTGAGTAAGCTACATTTCATGTGTTAACGTGTCAACATATAGCGCGACAAGCGGCCTTTACCGTTTTTTCATGCACTTCTTTGCAGCCTTACACTTGGCTGGCGCGGGACACCCTTTGCACGGCTTGAACGCTGCGGCCTTTTTGGTGGGTTTTTTCATGTAAGCCACTATCACTTCCTCTTTTTGCCACTGGCGGTTGTGGACCAAGCAACACGCTTAGGCCCAGTTTTTTTCGAAGCCTCTGCTTTCGAAATTTTTGACGCGACCTTTTTGGGTCTACATGCGGGGTAAGCTCGTTCGGATTTACCTTTGGCCGATTTTCGACCGCAGGGTTTGCCTGTTTTTACGTCAACCCAGTCTTCCCCGAACCATTTGCCGAGGCCGCCTTTAGGTTTAAGACTTTTTGTTTTTACCACGAGCAGCTACCTTGTTGTTTCCGCCGCTCCAGCCGCCGCCTTTAGCTTTATACCACTTGGCCGCCCAAGCGTTGGCGTACGCCGATGGGTACACATCAAACTTTTTCTTTGCTGCGGACTTCGCACGAGACCATAGAGCCGGATTGTTAGGTTTTGCCTGCGACATGCCTAAGCCCCGTTAGGCCGTGGACTTACGAAGTTGGACTCTCGCCCGCCCACCTGAGACCCATCTTCCTGCAACATCGCAGCTTCCTGCATAGCTTGCTGTTGAGCCATCATGGCCATCTGCTGAGCTTGCTGCTGCTTAATCATCTGATCTCGTGTTGGGACCAGTTTATCTACGTTCATGTTCAGGTTTCCTGCCATGTCACGCATGAGTTCAGCAGTACCCGGCATACCCACGATCTGCTGTGCAACAGGGCTTTCCAGAACAAGCCGCAGGAACTCGCTTTTGCGAACCGCCTCAGCCTCTTTGACCACCAGCGACATCGCACCTTTAGCGACGATCTGCACGTCGCCTACCAACTCCGGATCATCAGAATAGCGCAGGTTGCGCTGGTACTGCCGCTCCAGCATCGGGGTAATCACGTCGTGGTCGATATTCCCGATCACCTGCTTGATACTCTTGCCAGCGTTCGAGATCAGCATCGACAGGCCGGACGACGTTCGCCCTGCCCCCGGCACGTGCTCACCGGTCATGTAGCGCGGAATACCCGACACTTCGTCGGCGATAGCCATGAAACGATCAAACACCGCCATAAGCTCCTGCGAGTTAGACTGTGGCTGGAAAAACGTCATGGGCGGCGAAGCATCGTTGTAGTCCGACTGCCGGAACTGCCAGATTTTCCACGGGTGCATCTGCGTGATGTCTTCTCCGGCGGGTAAGCGGCTGATATTAACCCCTACCTGCGGGCCGGAGGAAATACCCATGTTGTTAGCCAGCGCACGCGCAGCTGCGTTACACATGTTCTGGGCGTCCATACACAGATCAGCAACGCCATTACCGTCAAGCCGCCCCGGAACTTTCTCGTATGATGTAACGTAGTACGGCTTCCGGTTCAGCGGGTCGTAGTTCAACACCGCCTTGATGACGACGTTGTTAACCATCCACACCTCACAGGGGTACGACAACTGCGGGTCTTCGATCTCGGCCTCGTCCAGACCCCACTCAAGCAGCAGTTTGCCCGGTATCGAGTCCCAGAGCTGGATCGCAGTTACTACGTCCGACGTGGCGTCGTCGAAATCTTTACCTGTGGCACTCTCGATCTCAGAGTCATCATGGTCCAACCACTCGAACGACCCAATACCGAAGTTAATCAGTATGTCCCTAACCGCCGCCTCATCATACCCTTCGACGCCGATCATCGCTTCGATGTCCTCACGTGTCAGGTGGTGCAGCTCGATAACGGGCATGTTGTTAACGTCGTCACCCCACGGTGCCCAGTAGAACTTGTAAGGGTCAACGCGTTCCCACTCGTCGCGCAGCACTTCACCGACGATCATGCCGCCCTGTACGTACTGCATCGCCTTGCGCTTTCGAGGCACCGGCCCCTTCAACACGGCGTATGGAAATGTCGCCACGTCATTCGTGAACTCATAGACGGCTTTGACGAACCCACCCTCAGTGAGCTGGTCTTCCATCTTTTTCTCCATGCGCCCAACACGCTTCTCGGCGTCCTCTTTCAAGGCCCGCAGCGCGGTGTCTTTCATCTCGGACACAAGGCGTTTAAGCTCAACCGGGTCGAGCTGGGGATTACCCTCCGCATAATACTGGGTGAGGTTCCGCACAAAAATCTGCTGCATCCCCTGCGCCACATCTGGCGGGACTTCTGGGATCGGAGTGGCCGACAGAGACCAAGGCTTATCGACACCGGTGCCAAGCAGAGTATCGCGCAACCACGCCGTAGCAGTCCGACACTTCGACGATACGATCCCCATGTAGATTTCCGACCCGCCCTGCTGCTTGATAGCCGCCAGTTTGTCGGGGTCATACTCCATGTTGCGTGCGCGGAGGCACTGTGTCAGCCGAGGCTCGATTTCCTCTTTTTTGTGATCCCGCATCACCTCCCACCGGTGTCGGACGTGAGCAGCCAAACCTTGTATCAGTGGGGTGTTCTGTTTCTCCGCAGACTCGCGCTGCGCCATGGCCTCAAGGTCGGAGGCTCGGGCTACCGGGATCAGGGCTGGGCCAAGCTGCATGAGTTATCTCGCATGTGACGTCATGTGTAGAGTAGTAGTAATCTGTTAACACGTCAACATATCAGGTCCAGCCGTTGGACGCCACCTTGACAACCTCGCGGCGCTGGTCTGTTATAGTCCCACCGAACGTCTCGCCGCCGTCAGCGTGCAGACACAGGTACTGGAACGCATCCGCGATGTCCGACCAAGGGTGGCTTTTCTCCGGCTTCTCGTCCTTCACACCCTTCGTGTTGATCTTGTATCGGTATTTGCCAGCCAGAGCCTGAATCAGAGAGTTCGCGTGCGTCGGGTCGATCACCAACCCGTACTTCCCATCGACAACGCGAGTCATGTACTTCTCTACGGCAGCAATACGCGCCGCGACAGCGTTAGTCTTCGCTGGTTTCAGCATGAACCCCTCAGACCGGTAGATGTCCGCTACAGTCCGCTCATCTGTCTGCACTCGCTGAAACGCAGCAGGGTCGATGATAACCATCGCGCTGCGTCCGGGGAACTTGTTAGTCAGTAGTGGTTTCAACCTCTCCTGTATGAACCGCAGAGCACCCATGTCTTCCGATATGAGCGAGTCATACACCACGAGCCTGTTGTCGTAGGACAGCTGGCCTATTACGGCAGCGGGTGTCAGACCCGCATCCACCCCAATCAGCAGAGGTGCGGAGGCAAACATCGGGGTAATCTCGTGCTTCGCCACATGCGCAGACCGGTCAAACGCCTTGAAAACCGGCTGTCCAGACAGTGATTTGCCGAATTTCGCGTGGATGTAGACGTCGATCCAGTCTTCTGTTTTTCCGTGAGCGAGGTTGTCGTAGTAGTCGTCCGGCAAGAATTTCGTCCAGTCCGCCTCCGGCGAGAGGCCACTAGGCTGGATCGTTATGTGTACGTTCTCCGGCGGGTTGCTGATGAGGTCTTCCCAGAACGTATCCACGTCTGGCGGGTTTGTCATGCCCCACAAATGAGCGTTCGGCCTACCGTCGTCGGTCTTACAACCAACACCGTTCATCATTTTGTCAGGATAACGCCCCACACGGCCTTGGGCAGCGTTGTAAATATCCGGGTGGATTTCCCGAAATTCGTCAAAAATGATGAAGCTCGCCTGTAGCGACAGCAGACGCCGGACGTCGTTCTGGTCATCCAGACCACGGAACAGCACTTCGCACTCGATGTCCCCAACTCTGATGACGAACTTGTATTCAGTCTTGAGGAACGTCCCCATAATACCGTCAGGTATCCACTTCAGGAAGTCCGGTATGGAGGTATCCCGCAGCTGCTCTCGTGTGTTTCGGACCCAGATGCAGCGAGACCGTCGCACGCCATCTTTACATGGGGCCATCTGCGCCGCATGGTGCAGGATTTTCATAATGCCAGCAGTGGTCTTGGTCGATCCAACTGGGCCGATGGCAAGCGAAATGAATTTCTCTGAGTAAAAGAAGCCGTCGAGGCTTTCTATCACCTCAAAGTCGATCTGGTGCATCAGTGGAACTCCAGCTCCCGCCCATCCAGTGAGTTGTGGATGTATACCATTACCGGGTTGTCATATTCAGGTTCCGGGTTGCACCAGCACTCCCCGGTGTGGTCGTGGTCTTTAAGATCATCCAGCGGAACAACGTGGATGGACTCCTCCACGGATGCTGTGTTGGCGCAGTATCGTTCTTCCCAAGCGACCGAGACTTTACGCCTCAAGCGTGCGGCCCTCGATTGTGACCCCTGTATCATGGTCTTTGGCCCTTGTGATGTTGATGACAACTTGGGGTCCACCGCCAGTGTCGGCTTTTTCTTCCGGTTCCAGCTTGCCCATCTTGTTGAGCAGCTTTTGAAACTCGATCTTTGCCTGCGTGTTGACGCTGGGGTTCTGCATGTGGCGGAACAGGTTATCCAAGTTAACGGCCCCCATAAGGCGGGCGACGATCTCAATTTTCGAGGGGTCTTCCTCAATTTCCTTGAGTTGTCCACGGGACAGGATTGGCTTTTCAGCCAGTGCTTTGTCCGTAAGTTTATCGACCTGTTGTGCCATGCGATAAAAAGCTAACGCGTAAGCACGTTTGCGTCAATGGGTGGGTGTTGTTTATTAAACTGGTGAGATGTTGGTGGGTTAAAAAGGGTCAAATTTTGGGTTGCGATGTACGCGATACCTAAGCGGGGGCGCACCCCCCCTCCCCCCTCGGTCCCACTCCA